AGCATCGCTGTTACCGCAACAACCCGCAAGTTGCGTGCGCGTTGGTCACCTGAGCTCGCTCAAGACCTGAACGCTTACCACAGCATTGATGCTGAGGTTGAGCTTACCCAGATCCTTTCCGAGCAGATTGCCCTTGAGCTGGATCGCGAAATCCTGAACGACTTGCTTACCCAAGCCGCTGGTGCAAACTACTTCTGGTCGCGTGCTCCTGGACGTTTTGTCAACAAGACCAATGGTAATGAGATCAGCCGCGCAAGCACTCAGCCTGGTCCTAACTTCACTGGCACTGTCCGTGAGTGGTATGAGACCCTTGTCGAGACCATCATTGACGTTGGTAATGAGATCCATCGTAAGACCCTCCGCGGAAGTGCAAACTTCATCGTCATCGGTCCTGACGTGGCAACCATCCTTGAGGCTGGCACTTACTACCGCCCAAGCTACTCGATTGACGGCAGCGGCCAAGTTGGCGCTCCGTTCTCAATCGGCGCAGAGAAGGTTGGCACCCTGTCAAACCGTTTCACGGTCTACAAGGATCCTTACTTCCCTCGTAACAAGATCCTCATTGGATTTAAGGGTGGAAGCTACCTGGAAACCGGTTACGTATATGCCCCTTATGTCCCCTTGATTGTCACGCCTACCATCTTCGCACCTGAGGACTTCACCCCGAGAAAGGGTGTCATGACTCGCTACGGTAAGAAGATGGTTCGCTCGGACTTCTACGGCACCGTGACCTGTCTTGATCTCAACATCATCTAGTTGATTGCTTGCTTGAAAGAGCAAGCTAGATGAAACTTGGGGCATCCGAAAGGGTGCCCCATTTTTTTTGCATATATAGCAAATCACTTGTATATTTAGCAATATGTTTAGCATCGCACTTTTCATTTTTGGCCCAAAGACTTCGCTTGTTGAAGGCGGAAACACACGAGCAGTTGTCCGTGACCCAATAACTGGTAATCTAATAGGTGACAACCCTAAAGGCACTGTTAAAAAGTTTAGAGGCCGTGAAGGTTACGCAGAAGACATTGACTTTAAGTCCGGCAGAGTAAGCAGGGGTCAATTTATAAATGATGTTGTCAAGATGCTAAAGATGCTTGATGAAGAGTTTGCAAAAGACGCAGGCCATCATCTTTGGGATCGTGAGACTCGAGATGACATTTTAGACTCTGGCAACGCGTTTAGTGGCTCATCTAAGCATCTATTTTCGCCACAAAAAATATCTGATGAAGAATACACAACATACAAGCCAAAAACTGGTGATATTGATTTGATGGTTCCAGAAGAGAATATGATCCAGCTCTATAAGACCTTAAACAGACTTGAGCATTCTTATTCAGATTTAACAGACAAAATATCTTATATTGGTCATAATAAAGCATCTGCAGGTTCGGATCAGATAAATGCTCTCTTTGCTTATACTTGGGACAACTCTCTTCCAGAAGGAAAAGGAGACGTTTTTTTCCAGGTTGATTTTGAAGGTTCAGAATTTAGCGAAGGACGTCCTACTGATTGGGCTTCATTTTCTCACTCATCTGACTGGGACGATGTCAAATCAGGAATAAAGGGTGTTGCTCATAAGCTGACATTGTTTGCTCTTGCTGCAGCTGCATCTCCTCCACCGATTAATGCAAGAATTGCAACTCCCAAAGCAACAGCAGAAAAACCAAATATCAAATACACAACTAACAAAAAAACTGGTGAGAAGATAACGACACCGCTGGGTTCAATGAGCTCATTTGATGTTGTCTCTGGTCTTGGAGTCAGATACAAAAAACTTGACTGGACTCATAACGGAGATGAAGTCTACAAGTATTTAAAACGCACTGAACGAACTTCATCTACTCGTGACATAAAACAAATTTTTAAAGGCATATTTGGAAATGATCCTCCACCTTCTGACGAAGACATTAAAAAGTTTGGGTCTTTTGTTGGCTTGTTGCAACTAATAAATGAGCGCCTGTCTCCACAAACTGCAGTAAAGATTTTTGAAGGATTAGTCATTGAATTATTTGGTTATGGTGCTCAACCTCTTTCTGTCAATGACGTAAACAAAGACATTATTCCAAAGAACACAATAATTGACAAGTTCAAAGAGATTGTGCCAGATGTGTCGTCCTCTACATTTAACATTGAAAAAATGAAAGAGCGATACTATTCTACATACAAAGTCCGAGGACAGGCAGACTACGTAGAGGATACTGACTCTGCCTCACCAGTCAAGGAATCACGCCGTCTTTTTAAAATTGTCAAAGGACAATAAGCAATGGCAACAGATATCTCGATTCAAGATCTTCGAAAAGCCATGGTTCGTCCTGATGCGTCACCACGCGCCAGGGAAAATGATAGGTTAAAAGCACAAGCTTTTATTGACGATCCGCGTGTCAAGATTGTTGAAAAAATTGATGGAACAAAATTAACTCTTCTCCGTCGTAATAACGCTTTTGATCCTGACGATTACACAAAGAACTGGTATGTTGCGTATAAAGGCAACATCATTTATCCTGGCGAAATACAAAATCTTGGACAGCGCGAAGAAGAAATTAGGGCAAGCTCATCAGGAACTGCTCAGTATTCTCTTGTTCACAGCACTTTGGAAAAAGCACACAAAAATACATCTGCAATTCCACAAGGAACAGAGTTTTTCCTTGAATTTGTCCAACGCAAGTCAACAATTAGCAGAGAATATCCACAAAAACATGGCATCTTCTTAACACTTTTTGGACCGTCTAATTATAAAGCGCTAAGAGGAAATCTTGTCTCTAATATAACACCAACTGACGATGACGAAAAACTTAGTGAGTATGCAAATTTTCTTGGGATTCAAACCTATCCAGTCTTGTTTGAAGGAAGTCTATCTACATTAGTAAATCTTCGTGCTGGCATTCGTAGCAAGTCAATTGAGCGCCGCTATGTCTCTAGCATTGATAAACTTCGCGAAGCTTATGATGATAAAACTGTAGATAGACAATTAAAAATCATTGATGCAGTCTACGACATATTTTCTGATTTTGATACATCACTTTCTGCAGAGCATGAACATTCACCAGCAGAAGGCTCTGTATTTAAAACTTCTGCTACAAAAGCGCTCTATAAAACATTACGTTTTGACCAGCATGATGATGAGCATAGACAGTCTGTCAAACAGAAATTTAGGGCAAATACACGAGAAGAAGAGCAAATATATTGGGACGGAATCTACAAGATTTCAAAAGATCTTGCAGAAAAAGCCGCACCAAATCAAAAACGTAATATTCCAGAAGCAGATCTTAACATAGCATTAAAAAATACTCACGATCTATGTTATTTTAATGCCAAGACAACAAGTCAGCTTAATCTTTTAAAACACCCTAAGCTGCTTATTCAGCGACAAGAAGACTTATTTTTAACTACCAAAAATCAAGTTATGCAGCGCTTTGAAATTGGCACGATAAACGGGATCAGCATTGGAATTTTTGTTGTTGCTGGAAAGCCTGTTCATGCAGGTCATTGGGAAATGATTAGGCTCGCTTCAAAAGAGTGTGATGAAGCCCTTATCATTACTTCTACTGCTGGAAGAGATGAGCTGCCAGAAGGATCAATGACAGATGCTTGGACTACAGTTTTAGAACAGCAATTTTACAAAGACTATCCAAATGCAACGCTGATTATGACATCAGATTCACCGCTAAACGTTGCAGTAGGAAAAATTAAATTCTTAAAAGATGTTGTTAGCAAATTTGTTTTTTACTCTGACGATGAAGATGCAAAAGGACAATATTCAATAGGCAGATTATCTAATCTAATTAAAGACCCTACTGCAATAGAAAAACTTGAACAGCGTGGTGTCCCGCGATCAGAGACAGTTCCAATCTCTGGTACACAAATGAGAGCGTTTCTTACTGCAAACGACAAGAAATCTTTTGAAATGTTTGTCCCGCAGACTCTTAATAAAGCAATGAAAGACAAATATTGGAGAACATTGAAGGGCGAGCAAGAGAAAATTCAAGATAATAAAAATAGAAAATCAGTTCTATCACATCTTTGGGAGAACTTATATAGAAAATAGCTCTCATCGTCCTATTTACATCTGGAGATGAGAGATGTCGTCTACTTTCGTTAGCACTCTTAACCCAACGCCATTTGGGTTTTTTGATTCAGACGCTTTGTTTCAAACAGAAGCAGATGCAATGGTAACTTTTGTTAAGCGTCGTCTTGGAGATGATATTCTCTCTGTTGAGCTTACAAAAAAACAGATTTGGTCATGTTTTGAAGAATCATTTCTTGAATATGGTTCAATCATCAATCAATATCAAGCAAAAAGTCAATTATTGTCACTTCTTGGAATGCAAACTGGAAGTCTTGATGAATCAACACAAAAATTTCCTCGTGATACTCTAAACTATATTGTGCGACTTGCAGAACCTTATGCGGTTGAGGCAGGTCTTGGTGGAACATATAACACTGCTTCGGGCTCAATTCAGCTTAAGCAAAATGTCCAAGATTATGATCTTTACACCGATCTTTTAGACCCGAGCACTGGCATACCAGTGGTAAGTTCGTCGCTAAACCCAGAAAAGAGAAAAATGCGTATTTTTGAGATTATGCATTTTAATCCTCAAGCCGCTTATCGATTTTTTGACACCACATCAGCAATCAACTACCTAAACAACGAATTCTCGTTCGAGTCGTTTACACCAGAAACTGTATTTTACGTGCTGCCAGTCTTTGAAGACATCCTTCGCGGCGGTCAAATGAACATTTCAAACCGTGTTCGCCGTTCAAACTACAGTTATCGAATGACTGGCACAAAACTAAGAATTTTTCCTTCTCCAACTGCAGATAATCCTTTAAAGCTTTGGGTTCGCGTTGGATTTGAATCAAATCCAATGAATCCTGCAATGCAAGATGCATCAATAAGCGGAGTTTCCAACCTTTCAAATGTTCCTTATGGAAATTTTGTCTATTCAAAAGTTAATTCAATGGCAAGACAGTGGGCCAGACAATACACGCTTGCTCTTTGCAAAGAACTTCTTGGAATGATCAGGTCAAAGTTTAGCTCCATACCAATTCCGGGCGCAGAACTTACATTAGACGGCTCAGACTTAAAAAGCACAGCAAAAGAAGAAAAAGAAAAGCTTAAAACTGACTTAAAAGAAATGTTAGACTCAATGACTTACAACAAGCTGATTGAGGTAAAGGCAGCTGAGGTTGATAATCTTCAAAAGATCTTAAAGGCAGTCCCAATCCCAATGGGTCGCGTTATTACAATAGGATAAACACATGGCACGCCTCTTTATTACGCCGAGAGAGTTAGATCTCATAAGCGACATCACAAAAGAAATTATAAAAGATGTAATTGGACAAGTAATTTTTTATTATCCTGTTAGAACTGATGTAACTTCTGTCCATGATGTTTATGAAGAGTCAACAGAAAAAGTTTTTGATCCGCCTATTGAAATTGATGCTCTTGTTGAATGGTCACCAGGTGAAATCAAAACAAATAAGTTTGGAAGTGAAAAATTTCACTCTATTGAGGCTCGTGTTCATTCTCGAGACTTAATTGACAAAGATTTACGGATGAAAATAGGAGATTTTATTTCATATGGATCCGTTTTCTTTGAATTAACGCAAGTTGTGACCATCAGCAAGATTTTTGGGCAAGTTGAGCATGTTACTGGCTATAAACTTGTTGGAAAACAAGCAAGAGACGGACTCATCGACAAAATGGCGCAAGGTCCAGCCGCCCAGACGCTGGAAACAGAAAGCGTTTCACAAGAAACATTTGTTCAACAGCGCGGAGCAACAACAAACGAACTTGGCGCAACTGCAGACCGCAGAGAGCTTCAGGCAGACGGCAAACTAGACACGCCACTTACAGGTCCAAAGAAAGTTGCTCCAGATGGAACAAATTCATCATTTTATGGTGATGAATGAGCACGCGATATAACCCAGGTAAGCGATACGGTCGTGAATCTTTAAATCTTGGTTATGAAGGTAGCGCAGTTCCTTCTGATATTATCCCGTCTTGCGGACTAGAAGACGTTGATCGTGCGCTTTTTAATCTTTTTGACAAAGAAATTCCTTTAATCAACAAACTTAAAGATGGAAGCACAAAAAAAGTGCCAGTTATTTTTGCAACTGGTGAGCGTTTTGCAATAACAAGAAGAAAAGAGCCACTTAGAGATAAAAATGGTGCGCTTATTGTTCCTTTAATCACAATCTCACGAACTGGAATAGAACAACAGTCGCAAAAGTCAATTGAAATGGGAGATGTTGGGACAATAGACATTCGCCGTAAGCTTTCAAAAGAAGACCCAATTTATCAACGCATAATCAATTCAGCAGGATTTGAATCAGTTGGTAGCCCAGGTGCTGGCTCTCGCAGAACATCACAAGACAAGCCTGGCAGAACTACTGGCGGAAGATTACTGGAGCCTAATCTCTCAAATGGTATTTATGAGACGCTCTCGATACCGGTTCCAAAGTTTTTTACTGCAACTTATGAAGTAACAATTTGGACGCAGTTTATGCAACATAGCAACGAAATTTTGACAACAATAATGAGCGGCTATCATAACGTTCGAGCCAGATCATACAGAATTGAAACGCCAGCAGGCTATTGGTTTAACGCTACATTTGAACCAGCCATTGGATCAGAAAACACATTTGACAATATGAGCGATGACGAAAGAACTGTTAAGCATACAATGACAATTGCAGTTCCTGCTTATATCATATTACCAGCATCGCCAGGTATTCCAAACGGGCTAAGAAGAACAATCTCTGCAACTCAATTTTCATTTGGTATTGTAGAAGGCATCAGCAAAGAGAAGCTTGCTGGAAATGTTGACGATATGAAAATTGATTCTAGACTGCTAGACAATATTTCTACAGTTGATGGACCGGTAATTGTTGGATCAATTGGAGCATCGTCGGCAAGGCAAGCAGAAGCCGCAGCTGGCGGAATTCAAAATCATGCTGGAATTTTAGACTCATTAACAACCGCAGTTGGCGGGACAGAATCATCATCTCTGCTATCGTCTAGCACCACTAGAACACTATCTGAGGACCCGCTAACCGGTAAGCCAATGGATGTTATGGTAAAAGTCAGACGTATCTCACAAGCACACGGAGAGGAAGTTCTAACCACCGTAACAAAAACGCTAAAATCTGACAAAGATATAAAATGATTTGTCTATTTCGCTTATTGCGTGATACTTAGATTTGATTAGCCTAATCTATTAGGAGCAAAACTGATGTCGGAACAAACTTTTCGTTCTCCTGGGTTCTTTGAACAGGAAATTGAGCTTACTGCGCCGGGTGCACAACCTACAGGTGTCCCGGGCGGATTTATTGGTGCAGCTGCGGGAGGGCCAGCGTTTGTGCCTACCACTGTTGCATCTTTTTCTGATTATCAAGCGCGCTTTGGCGGACTTGATCAGAACTATCCTGCAACATACGCTGCCAATGAATGGCTAAAGCATAAAGGCGCTTTAACTTTTATTAGAGTTCTTGGAGCAGGATCAAACGCAAGCAGCGCTGATTTTGCAGCCACACTGTCACAAGGCATAGTTCTAAATGCTGGCTTTAAGCTTTCTGGTGTGACAACAACTGTAGCAGGCGACAACAGAGTTGCAAATACAGTCCAGTTCCTTGTTGCTCGTCATTCACTACCTGCGAGTGCTACGCCACCATCAGAGTGGCAAGGCTTTCCAGTTTTTAGCGATAACCCAAGCTTTACCCCAACATTAGGCGACACCATTAACGTAGTTCGCGGTGTTTTAATGTTCCCAACAAGCTCTCGTGGAATGGTGCTTGACATGACTGGCGCCGCATCACAATGGACAGGAACTGGTGTAAGCATTAATGACGTTGCATCTACTGATGCTAGTTCGTCATCGTCAACATTTAGAAAGTTTAAGCTTGCTATTTCTTCTTCTCTTGGGTCATTATACGCAACAACAGACAGCGTTGCCGGTGTTCGGATGATGACTGCATCATTTGATCCTAACTCAAATGATTATTTCGGAAAGATTCTTAACACAGACCCTCGCAAGTTTCAAGAAGAGCAACATTTACTATATCTTGACTTCCCTGTTGAAAATGAACTTGCTCCGCTAGACACTGTTGGTGACAGCTGCGTTGCAATTGCATCTGGCACAAGCGCATATCTTGGAAATTTTGGACGCTTTGATACGCGGTTTATTTCGCCAAGAACAACATCATTTATATCTCAACCGTTTGGTTCTACAGAATATGACCTTTTTCACTTTGAAACAATCTCTGACGGTGCAATAAGCAATAACAGCTTTAAAATCTCAATTGCAAATGTGAAAGCTTCATCAGACCCAAGCAATCCTTATGGAACATTTGATGTTTTGCTTCGCGAGCTTTATGACACTGACACATCAACGCGAGTGCTTGAATCATTTACAGGTTGCGACTTAAATCCGTCAAGTCAGAATTATATTACAAAGAAAATTGGCGATAAAAAAGTAACATTTAACTTTGATATGTCTGAATCCTCAGAACAGCGCCTGCTTATTAGCGGAAAGTTTCCAAATGCAAGCAGAAGAATTCGTGTTATTGCCAGTGAACGTGTTAGTAACAAGACAGTTCCAAGTAGCGTGCTCCCATTTGGATTTAGAGGGGTGCCAGTAATCAGAACAACGCAGACGCTCACTGATACTGAGGCAACATTATCAATTGGTGGAGCAGCATACGGCACAGCAGGAAGTCTTCCGCGTTTGCAATGCAGTTCTTCAGTAGCAACAGGTCTTACTGGCTCAATTGTCCCGCCACTACCGTTTCGCTTTAAGGCAACTCGCGGCGTAGTGGATGGCACAGCATACATCGGGGCACCTGGAATATTAGAAATTCCTGATTCACGCTTTCACTGGGGTGTTAAGTTTGAAAAGCTGCAGCAGTCCGGTTCAACATCAGGAAAAGTTCTTGATGCAGTAATGGATTCTAATGGTGGTCTTGATTTTAATCCTCTAATCACTGCATACTCAAAAATGCAAGGCATTCAAAAGTTAGACACACTTGTGACTGGCTCACATGCTGATGCCTTTAACGCAAATAAGTTTACGCTTGCTCGTGTTGCTCTTTCTAATCAGACAATTGCTGACGTAACCGGAACTGTTGACGCGCATATGAAAGAAGCAGCATACATCAGAAATGGCGCACCTGATTCGTTTGACTATCGTATAGCTGACTCCTCGTTAAACAGACTTACATTTGCTTCGCTTTTGTCAGACTCAGCAAACACGTTTAATAAATTCTCAGAGTATGCAAAGTTCTCAAACATCTTTTATGGTGGTTTTGACGGCGTAAACATTCTTGATGAAGCAGCTTCTTTACTTGGTGACAAAGCAACATCAACCGAGTCTGATGGTCGTGCCGCTTCAGGTGCAGCAGCCTCAGCCGTGACTGGTTTAGGTTACAATCCTGGTGGTTCTGAGCTTAGCAACAACGCTGTTAATTCATATAGAATCGCATCAAAGCTGATGACAGACCCAATGACAACCAGCGTAAATGTTATTGCAACCCCTGGAATTAGAGACCCTCTGGTCACAGACTACATTATGAGCAGATTGTCAAGTTATGCGCTTGCAATGTATGTCATTGATATTCCAAATTACTCTGACTCAAACACAAGAATCTTTGCAGGATCAGGTGTTAAACCCAACGTAACAAGAACAGCAGACGCTTTAACATCGCGTTCACCAGATAACAATTACATTGCAACGTATTTCCCAGATGTTTTTGTCAATGATCAAACTTCTGGTCACAGAGTAAATGCTCCTGCATCAGTTGCAGCAATTGGTGCTCTTGCATACAGCGACAAAGTTTCATATCCTTGGTATGCGCCTGCTGGGTTTAATAGGGCTGCTCTTGACTTTGTGGCCAACGTTGATGTTAGATTAAGCACAGGCGACCGTGATTATCTTTATGAAAATCGCATTAATCCAATTGCAACTTTTCCAGGCAGCGGATTCGTTATCTTTGGACAAAAGACATTACAAATTTCAAAATCTGCTTTTGACAGAGTAAATGTTCGCCGTCTTTTCCTTGAACTTAAGAGAGTAATTCAAGGTGTTGCTCGTGGTTTGCTCTTTGAGCCAAACGACGCAACAACAAGAGCAACATTCATTAATAGAGCAACTCCGCTTTTGAGTCTTATCAAAGCACAATCAGGCGTTGATCAATTTAGAATTATAATGGATGATACAAATAACTCACAGTCAGATGTTGCAGCGAGCAAGCTCAATGGTAGAATCATTGTTGTCCCAACACGCGCAGTTGAATTTATTGCAGTTGACTTTATTATTACGCCAGCCGGCGTTGAGTTCGTCTAAAACAAATAGTTAAGCGAGAGAAGGAGAATATATGGCAGCGCCAGGCATAACACTTACAGAAATCGATAGCACCGGTCAAATAACGGAAACACAACCTTCCGGGAGGGCTGCTGGTGTAATTGGAACTGCAGCACAAGGTCCTGCGTTTGTTCCTGTTACTTTTGCAAATAACACACAGTTTAAAGAAGAATTTGGGTATGGAACAGCTCTTGTCAATGCCCCAATTGCTTTAAACCAATGGTTAAATAATGCTTCCGCAGGAACATACGTCAGAGTTCTTGGCGCAGGAGATGGAAACGCTCGGACAACGTCAGGCGTAAATACCGGAAAGGTAACAAACGCAGGGTTTGTTGCTGGCTCACGAAATGTGCAGACATCAACAGGTCAGTTTGGAAACAATCCGTTTGCAACTGCAACTGGTGTTGAGGGCAGAACATACTTTCTTGGCTGTTACATGTCAGAAAGCGCCGGTTCATGGACTCTTTCTGATGCGGGCTTACAAACAACAACTGCTGCCCAGCCAATTATTCGCGGCGTTATTTTTGCGGCATCTGGTGTGCAGATTTCAGTCTCAAGTTCTGCGCCAGGTCAATCATCTAATACGTATTCTTCGGCTGCAACAACTGCATCACCTGCAAAAGGCTGGTTTACAGGATCTGTTGACCTAACAGGCGGCAAACAACAAATTGTTCTTTTGTTAAACGGTCATAATAACACCGGAAACGGCAGCATTATAACTGCATCATTTAATCCAACTGATGCTAACTACATTGCAAACGCTCTAAACACAGAGCCAAACCGTTTTGAAGAATGTGGTCATCTTCTTTATGCGCATTATCCAATGTTAGACTCATACGCGTTCCCAACTGGTTCTGGTGTTGCAGCTCAAGCGCTAATCCGTCGTCAAAACGTCACAACTGCTATAGAAGAAATTGCATTTTGTCTTTCTGGCTCACAGTCAAGAAACAACGGAACATCTGTTTTTCCAAATTTTGATGGATTTGAAGATCGTTACGCTCATCCTGCAACTCCGTTTATTGCTTCACAAAATTTTGGCTCAACGCGCTATGATCTATTTAAGATTCATGCAAGCTCTGACGGGTCTGTTGCAAATGAGTTATACAAGATAGAAATAAGAGACATAAAATATCCTACGTCGCTGTCTGCTTATACAAAGTTTACAGTTGTTCTTCGTAGATGGGAAGACGTTGACGTTTCTAAGTTGCAATACGAAACTTACACTGGCTGTGATCTTGATCCTGACAGCGCAGACTATATTGCAAAGAAAATTGGCGACTTAAACACATATTTTGACTTTGACAGATCAGTAGATGCACAAAAAGTTGTAGAAGAAAGTCTTTATGGAAAGAATTCACGTCGGATTTGGGTTGAAGTCTCAGATGCAGTTGCAAATAAGCTTGTTCCAACAAACACGCTTCCAGTTGCAACACGCGGATACTATCATCTTGTTACGTCTGGTTCTGGATTCCTTTCTACTGGAAGCGTCGACTCATCAGCATACCTTAATGTCCCGCTGACAAATGCAAAAGAGGCGCCTATCTCTTTTAGACATAGCATCAACACAAAGGCAGCTGCTGGCGCTGCAACAGCGGAAGCTGAACCAAAACTTTGCTGGGGTCCCCAGTTTGAAATTGCGAACAGCCTTATTCGCCCAAATGAAGCAACCCCAGCAAGCGGAACGTTTAACGTTGTCTCTAGCTTTACAAAATATTTTCCAAAATATCACACTGTTTATCAAAATCCGTGGGTTGGCGATAACACAGGAGCAGCAAAAGTCAATGGATCTGTAGTTGATGCAGATTTATTTAACAACGGCTTATTCACTCTTGAAAGGGTTCAGATTCAAACAGGGTCTGATGGCTTGGCTGATTCAGCCCGCTGGGACGAATCCGTTTATCAAAGAGATGGCGTGCTCGATACAACGTTAGGTGGTCGTTTTGTTGATGTCTTAATAGACTTCTCTGGAATTTCTAGAACATACCTAAAGTTTGGGGCCTTCTTTCAAGGTGGCTTTGATGGTGTGAACATATTTGATCAAGACAAACGTTATATGCGTGATGCGGCTGTTCGCAGAGAGCTAGATAACTCTAATCAAGGGCAGCTTTCTGGTCCTACAGTTGCTGCGTATCGTAAAGCAGTTGATATCTTAAGCAACAAAACATATTCTGACATTAGTCTTCTTGCAATCCCTGATATTAGACATCCTGCTGTCACAGACTACGCTTTGTCTGCAATGCAAACAAAATTTGATGCTCTTTACATCATGGACATTGAACAAAAAGATGGCAGCAACAACTACGTTACGGCATCTTTAGAGTCAAGCACATATCCTGCTATCAGCATTGCAAACACTACAACAAGATTTAAGAATAGAGGATTAAACAACTCATTCGGGGCAGCATATTTTCCTGATCTTTTTGTAAATGTTAATCCCGGCGATGGGTCAGTGGTGTCTATGCAATTGCCTGCATCTACAATGGCACTTGGCGCTTTTGCACAAAGCGATTCTAAAGCTTACGTATGGACAGCTCCTGCAGGTTACAACAGGACTGTGATTCCAGCAACTAATCTTAGCACATTGCTTTTAGATGAAAATGTTAACACGATTTATGATGCTGGCATTAATCCGTTTATCTCAACACCTTCAAGCGCTGACAGCACAGGAAGCATTATCATTAATGGTCAAAGAACACTTCTTGTTGAGGGGTCTGCGCTTGATCGTATTAATGTTCGTAGATTGCTGATCGAAGTTCGTCGTCGAGTGAAGGCAGTTGCTTACTCTCTTCTCTTTGAGCCTAATCGTGAATCAACAATCGCAAGATTTAATTCTGCTGTGACACCAATCATGAAGCAAATCCAGTCACAACGCGGCGTTGAGAGATATCGCGTGCAAATTGACGCAACAACCACCACACAAGCAGACATAGAAAACAACACAATACGCGGAAAGATTTATTTGCAACCTACAAAAGCAGTGGAATTTGTTTCTATTGATTTTGAAGCAAAGAATGCAGCGGATTTCTAACAGTTACACATTAACAGAATAGTTAAGATATAGGAGACAATATGGCAGAGACGCTATCAGTCACAGACATGCTACCAAATAAGTTCGAACCTAAGAGGAAAAACCGATGGGTTTTTTCAATTGAAGGAATCGATGCTTATCTCATAAAATCAACAAAACGTCCTAGCATAAAGACAGAGGAAAAAGAAATCCCTTGGATTAACTCTCGTCGTTATATTGCAGGTAAGACCACATTCGAAACCATCGATGTTGTTCTTTACGACGCGATTGCACCATCTGGTGCACAGCAAGTAATGGAGTGGGTCCGCACCCATTTTGAAAGCGTGTCTGGTCGCGCAGGCTACGCTGACTTCTATAAGCGTGATTGCCAGCTTAAGATGTTAGATCCACTGGGCACAGTCATCGAGCTTTGGGACATCAAGGGCGCCTTTATCATGTCAGCTGGATTCGGTGACCTTGCTTACGAGCAAGACGACTTGATGGAAATCTCGCTAACTCTCCGTTTTGACAACTGCGTTTTGCAATACTGAAGTAATCAACAGTCTCAACTGCGATCTGGTAATTTTTACCAGGTCGTTGTTTTGTTTGTAGCAACAAAAGTCATCATTTTTGATTTACTTCTTTACTGCACCAGATGATAATCAACTATCAATAATCAGGAGTGATATAGATGTCAGAAGCAGATCGTAGTGCACTTTTTGGCGGCGCAGTCCCAGCAGGTATTCAAACACGAGACGTCATGCGTGACGATTTCGGCTTTGAGGTCCCGCTTGAGTCAGTTCCGTTACCTTCAAATGGTGTTGTATACCCATCAGAAAGTGCTCTTCACATGAAAGAGACAGTTGAAATTCGTTCAATGACTGCTCGAGAAGAAGATATCTTGACAAGCAGAGCCCTTATCAAGAAGGGAACAGTTATTACTGAGCTTATCAAAAGCTGTCTTATAGATAAGAAGATTTATGTTCCTGACATGCTGGCCGGAGACCGAAATGCAATCATGGTCGCGCTCCGCATCACTGGTTACGGCGCAGAATATGCAGTTGAGGCAGACTGCCCAAAGTGTAATGTTCGATCAAAGCAAGAGTTTAATCTTGGTGATATGCCAATTAAGCGTCTTCAAATTGAACCTGTTACAAAAGGTCAAAATGTTTTTGAGTTTAAGCTGCCTGTCACAAAGAAAACTGTTAACTTTAAGTTCTTAAC